GGACTCCCATATTGGGGATGAACCCGCAAGTGCAATCACCGGCAATGTCCAGGATTGGTGAGATATTTTCTATCCCAACATTGGCACCTACAACTCTGTAGGCAGAATACATCTGCTTCAAAAGTGCGGTTCCTGGAAATTGTTCGGCTTCGGTCTCGACACTGTACCCGCCTGTGTTGGCGGACGTGGAGCCATTGTCGATGACTCCATTGTTTTGGTAGATAGTGTCGTTTCCGGCAGTTGCGTCGGCTGGTCCACTCCAGAGTGGTGCAAGAGGATCGAGCATAATGACTGCGGCGAATTCTCCCGGACCATTGTTTCCCTCTCCTGCGGTGAAAGCTTTAGCAAACCGAAGACTAAACTTCGCAAGTTTGACGGCACCGTGCCCGACAGGGGCAAAAGGCCGTGACGTAATGCGGTTCCTTCCAACCTTACTAGGTCTTCTTCTGACAGCAGGAGAGGGGCGGGAACGTACCTGGCCCCTGAGAGACGCAACCTCTTTCTCGAGTTGCTTCCGAGACTTGTTGTTGTTGTTCTTTTTCTTTCCATTCATAGGAGATGGGTGAAATACTAGTTATTTTTCTCACCATCCACTATCCTACAATGTCTAAAATTAGTAGTGAAGATTGAACACATTCTAACATAGACATTGTCAAGGGCAGATTTTGTCAGTCATCCCTAGTCACAAGTCTACCGTAACCATACATAGCACCAAAAGCACCATATAGGTCGTGGACTTGAGACACAGTTTTGGGAATTTTTCTGGCTCTCACACACGCATCCTCATAACATTCACGGAGTTCTGCGCTATACATCGGATTGAATGCATCCGAGAGGTACAGACCTTCAATTCTCTCATGAAAGTGTAATGGATCATCACTAGAGTTGCCATAGACAAGGGAGTCCATACTCTTGTTGTAAGAGTTGTAGTTGACAGGTTGACCATCAACCACAATTCTCTTTCTTCCTAAGAATGCTCCGTTTTGTCCAAGACACATCTCGAACTGTCCAGGTTCTTTTCCGGACATTTCTTTGATATAGTTAACGCAAGTTTCCTTCGAAATGTAACGACCATCATAAGCTCCATCATCTGAATAAATCAGGTGACGAGAGTCTTCGATGTCATCCATTGTAAGAGAAGGTTTTTGCCTTACCATCATAGTGATAATATGAAACACATGTGCGAGTGAGTTGTCAACAGTTGTGTTAGGTGTACCGCTAGGCATGCATCCTGAAATGTCTACATAAAAACCCCAGGGGTCACCAGGAACAAACACATTCTTGTGCATTGTCAACTCATAAAATCTG